AAATGACTGCATAGTTCTATTTAGTCTATTGCGTAAGATATTTAAAAAGGTTAAAATAAAGTGTATGTGGTGTTCTTTTGATTTCGTTGTTTATCGTTGCAAAAATACAACAACTCTGAAAAAAATACGAGAAAAATAAAATAACACTTGACTTGTTTCCAGAACAATGGTAATATAGAGACATAATTAAGAAAGAAAGTGAGAAAAAAATATGTTTAATTTTGTAACAAATCGTGAATACACTGGTAAGAATGTTGATATTCTAATGGCGTCTGGTAAGGGCGAAGAGTTCGCTGGGTTTCACCAAGGTAAGAAATTCTTTGGTGTTAAGGGAACTGACCTTAAAGGTATGAAGGCTGCCGCCTCTGTGCAGTTTATTGTTAAGACTAAAAATGCTGACGGAGATGAGTCTAAGTCTATTAGGTATAAGTCTGTGTTTGCAAAGTCTGACTTTGAGAACGCTATCGCTAAGAATAGAGTTCTTAACCCAGATAGGAAAGTAGAAACTATTTCTGAATAGGGGTTGACAAGTACCCTATTCGGTGTTATACTATACTTGTATTTAATGAGAAAGGTCTTTATGAAAGATTCAGATAGATATGGTGATTACAGAACTGGACAGAATGTCGTATTTAAGTATGTACCAGATTACAGCTCACCTCTTATGTTAGAGGGAGTTATCAAGAACATTGTTACTAATGGTTCTGGTAAGAGGTTAGAATACTTAGAGGTAGAGGCGATTAAGTCTAAGTTGATGCATTTCATTAGTAGTGATGAGATATACGCTACAGTTGAAAGAGGTTAGAAGTCTTACTGGAGCTCTTCGGAGTTAGGTGTTTTCGGAACACACTGCATAGACTTCTCTTACTTATGGGTAGGGGTCAAAACTGCGTTAGGTTTGGTAATCTATAAATGCAATAAAGATACGGAGAACTATTTTGGTTAGTAAAGAAGATATACTGAAAAGAATTAAAAAGGATATGAGAGATAAGGGCTTTCTCAATAAATATAGTGGATGTATGACAAAGAAAAGGAATAAGTAATGAACTGTTGGCATTGTAATACAGAATTAATCTGGGGTGCAGACCACGATATATCAGATGATAACGAAGACTATCAAATGGTTACAAATCTATCGTGTCCTAACTGCGAGTGTCTGGTAGAGGTATTCTTACCCCACCCCCCTAAAACTGATAGTAATTAATTTGCACTACCCTATATATAAAATATGAATAATTATAATACAATCTCTACACCTTGCATTAAAGTATGTAAGTTAGTTAAGAACAAGTGTATTGGTTGTGGACGGACATTTACGCAGATTAGTAATTGGATGAACTATACTGAAAGTAAACGAAGAAGAATAATGGAGAAGTTAAATGGATAACGACCCATACTTACAGTTAATGAACGAGATGAAAACTATTCGTAAAGAAATAAAAGAACTCAGTGATAAGTTAGACAGACACATTGGTTTTATAGAGGGTGTGTATCGTGGTTTACGCCACCCATTAGATAGAGTAAAGGATTGGTTTAAATGATTAGTGATAGAACAAAACAGTTAGTAGAAAAGTTTATACAAGAGGGAAGAAACTCTCCGACTAAAGGGTGGAGTATGACAGAAGTATTAGATAAAGTTAAGAAAGTGAAAGGAAGTGTATCGCAAGCTCGTGAGTATATCATAGACAAGTATTACGAGTGAGAAGAGATGAATTAAATATGAAAATATTATTCGCAATAATATTAATAACAATGATATCTTTTTGTTCTATAAAGGAACAAGGAGATGTTATACTCAAGACAGAGAAAGATTGGGAACTATGGAATCCGACTCTCTTGAGATAATCTTAAAGGAGAAAACTATGAAAGTATTTTTAGTTGCATTACTACTGTGTATCGGTGCGTGTGCAGATAAAGGGTATGAAGCATTACCAAACCACGACCATATTAAGTGTACTGGTAAATGTGATGTTAGATTAAAGTAGGTCTGAACTCCCTCCGAAAAAAAATCTTTTAAAAAAAATCTTCGTGAGGGTTGACTTATTATGAGAGTATGGTATATTAATAATATAAAGAGAGGTAAAAATATGGAACAACTTGAATTATTTAAAAAGACGGATTATATTTTATTCGGACTATCGTTTACGATGCCTGAACCTGGCCATTTTGTTTGGTATAAGGAATCAGATGAAGACTATCTTAATCCGAGAAGTGGTTACTGTTATATTAAAGGACTTAATAGTAATTATGACTTTGATTGTTATGATGCAGAGAACGATAGAAATCTAGTGTTAAGACATCACGAGATTAAAAGAGTAGATGAGTTAAGAGTATGGAAACCAAATACAGTTTCTTAATTGACGGTGTAGAGTTCTGGGAACATTATTGTCCTATTGAACAAGACATTATTGGAACTGAAGTAGGTTGTCCTTGTAATTGGTGTGATAAAACTGAGGAAGATAAATGAAATGGTTATTAGTATTAAGTGTTACTATCTTACATAATGATGGTGCCTTTCCTGCTAAGACTTATGAAATGCGAGGTTATACAGACTTCGGACAATGTTCACAAGCAAAAGCAGATGTAGACTATATTTTTAAAAACAAACACGAAACAGTTGTAGTTCTTGCAGACTGTTTTACAGATGAATCTTACGGTGAGTTTCTCAATCGTAAACAAGAAGGTAAAGACAAAGGTAGAAAACTTTTGGAGATTAAATAATGATGAGTGCAGTGAAAGAAATAATAAAAGACACTTATATCTTTTTACGAGATATGTGGTTTGCAATAGAAGACTTCTTTGAGTTCAAGATATGGCCTCATAGATTAGAATGGATAGTTGGTTTAACTGGTTTACTTACTGCATTTAATATATTATTATTATTTCACATATTATTTAATGTTGACTTAGGGTGTATAGAATGACAACGATATGGAAGATTAATTCAGAGAAGATTGCAAAACGACACGGAAGAAATACTTTTGACAAATTAAGTTATGCAGAAGCAAAGAAAATAGGATTTTGTTATTGTATTCCCTACACAAATAAAGAAGCGATGAAAGAATACCATAAAGGTTATGAACTAGAAATGAAAGAGAGATACGAAAGTATGAAAGGAGGTGGTAATAAAGATGCTTAAATATGTGATAGGTATTCTCATAGGTTTTTATCTGGTCTACAAGTTCCCCATAGAAAAAGATGTGGAGAACGCAATGCGTGGTGCAGATGAAGTCTTTAGTGCGATAATGGATTCAGTAGATGACGGAATTGGACGACAAGATAATTCTCTTTCCGAGTGAGAAAGAGTTTAAGATAGAGTTTCTGATTGATGAAGAAGTATCAATGAGAGGTTCTGATAAAAATATACACTGGACGATTGACCATAACTTCGGTACTGCAATCGTCAGAGCAAGAACACGAGAACAAGCAAAACAATATGTTTGCGATTGTATTGATGTGTTAGAATGGATAGAGTAATATGAATAAAGATAGATTGTGTGCATACCTTTTGGTTGCAATGTTTGCTATTCTGTATATAATAGGATAGTATTATGTGTGGCTGGTATGCAAGAGAGATAGATAATGGACGAAAGAATAAACGAGATATGGAAAAAAATGCAAAACCATTTCTCAAGCGAAGTACCAAACCCATACAATTACCCTAAATGTTTTTGGTATTATTTGCAACTCTATAAGATAGATGTTAATGAAGGTAGATTAAATGAGTAAATGGTGGAAAGGATTCCTATTTGGTGTTCTGACAACAATAATAACTTTAATAATGTTAATAAGATGAGATTAGAAAGCGATGTATTAAGAGAAGCAATCAATGATTGCGGCTCTATGATTCGTAAGTATCAAAATGATGAAACCAAAAAAGACATTCGTGGATTTTGGTGGGAACAAGTTATCAAACTTACGAAACAAAGAAAGAAAGTTCTTAAACAAGAACACAAAGACCGTAAAGAGGTATTAGACTATCTGACATAAATAAGAGTATGCAAGATTATTCTTATTTTATGGGCAAGGATGGTTTTACTTGGTTTGTTGGTTGCGTAGAAGATAGAAACGACCCAGAAAGACTAGGTAGAGTTCGTGTACGATGTCTAGGATATCATACAGAAGATAAATCTAAAATCCCAACAGAAGACTTACCGTGGGCATCGGTAATGATGCCTGTTACTACACCATCTATGAATGGTTTAGGAGAAACACCTTCGTTTCTTACGCCTGGTTCTTGGGTCATAGGTTTCTTTACTGATTCACAAACTATGCAAGAACCAGTTGTTATGGGAACACTGCCTGGTAGAAACTCAGTAGACAGAGATAAATCAAAAGGTTTTAATGACCCAACTAACGAATACACTTCAGACTTCGGCCCTTACCCACTAAGACTAAATGAACCAGATGTAAATAGACTTGGTATTCCTAGTTTAATTCACGGAAACAGAGAAACTAGAGATGGTGCATATACAAAAGATGTACCGATTGCACTTGCAAGTGGATTAGGACTTGCTGGTACATTATTTAGTATAGGTGGTACTGCACTTGGATTAGGTGTTGGTGCGTTTCAAAATGCAACGAGTGGTGGGTTCTTATCTGACTTTGGTGTTTCAGATGCTACTGGTGGTAGTGTTCTTGCAGATAGTAGTCTCTTAGCAGATAATGGTGGGTCAATATTAGGTAATGTACAAAAGGGAGCTCAAGCATCTGGAGTACACGCAATATTTGGTCAAACCACTTCAAATCTTGCACAAGGTATTGGAGAGTTCGCACAGGCTGGTGTTGTAGGAAGAGCTGCACAAGGTTCTGCATCTTTATTTGACAAATTAGGAGCTGCATTTAAAAATTTAAGTTTTAAAGGTTTTACTAATATTGTTCCAAGAACATTTGCTTCTATTGATTCTGCACAAAAAGTTGCTGTAACTGCACAAGCAGTTGGTAGACTTTCGTCTGGTAATTTATCGCCTGGTGGTGTAGTAGCTGCACTTGCAGCAACACCGATTGGTTCAGAGATTATTAATACAGTTGCAGAACCCATAACAGATAGTTTGACTGGATTAATAAGTGAGGAAACAAGTGGATTTCTAACAGACAATTTTGGAACTATTGTAGATGTAGGAACTGCAGCTTATCAACTTGCAGATGGTGATACATTATTAGGTTTGACAACTGGTATTACAGCAACATTTAATGCCTTTAATGCAGACACTCACATTGACATAGGTGATTATAAAGTAAGTTTACCACAAGTAACAAATACACTTTCAGATGTTATCAAAACTGGTTTACTTGCACCAACAACAAAGTCTGGTTATATTCTTGCTGGTGCAAAATTATTAAGTGCAGTTGACCCACTTTCAACTATCGGTGGTGTTGATGAAAGAATGTCAAGATATCTTTATGATAGTGTCACAGTAGATTCACAAGGTAATCTAACATCAGATGGTGCAATTAATTCAATAACTAATTTTGGTGTAGATGCATCAACAGCCCTTGCAAGAAAATTTGGTGAAGACTATAAAATAGAATTACAAAAATATGGTGGTAGGATTCCAACAAGAGATGAGAATCCTCAATACCACGATACGATTGTAGATACATTTAGAAGTACGCAATCTGGAGGTAAAGTATTTAATTCATCATCTGGTTGGAATTTTGTTAATAATAGTACCAACGATAGTGATTTAAATGGTTTGTCAGATGCACTTTCAAATCTACTTCCAGAATATGATGCAAGTAAGGGTGCTAATTTTAATTCTAGTGGTATGGCAATAACACAAAACTGGTTAGATACTGCAAAGTATTTGCAAGATACTGATGGTAATTTTGTTAATAGAAATGATGCAGTCACAGATGCATTTGTAGAACAAAAAGCAAAACAAATATCTGAAAATTTATTAATAGAAAATAGAGGTAAAGAAAAAGAATTAATTTTAAGAACAGCAGAAAAATTAGGTGTAGATATATCAATTAAACCAGACCCAGTTGCAAATGCAATTACGATAGAAACGCAAACTGGTAGAAGAGTTTCAACAGGCCCTACAACTACAAGTGGTGGTACTTGGAGTGAACCAAGAACAACAGATGTTAATTTCACTGGTGCAAGAGTAGGTGGTATCTCTAATGAAACTGGACAACCAAGAAGTGAGAAGATGAGAGTTGACCCAGAATATCCTTATAACCACGCAAGAGAAACAGAGTCTGGACATATTAAAGAATATGATGATACGCCTGGTGCAGAAAGAATTATGGAATTTCATAGAACTGGAACATTCTATGAGGTGGATTCAGACGGTACAAAAATGACAAGAGTTGTAGGACATAATTATGAGGTGATTGCTGGTAATGATTTTGTAAACATAAAAGGTTCTTGTAATTTAACGATTGACCAAAACTGTAATACTTACATAAAAGGTAACTGGAATATACAAGTAGACGGAAGTAAAACTGAAGTAATCAAAGGTTCACGAATGACAATGATTATGGGTGCAGATACATTAAACATAGCTGCAATGAGAAGTAAAGTGGTTGGTGCAGCTGAAAGTAATGCGATAGGTGGTGCTCAAACTGATACTGTTGGTGGTGCTCAGATAACTTCGGTGGGTGGTTTTATATCACGAAAAGCTGGTGCAAAGATAGCTGATGCTGCTGGTGGAGCCTTTTCTGCAACAGCTGGTGGTTTCTATAAAGTTACTGCACCAAGAATTGACTTGAACTAGGAGAATACAATGGCTAAAAAAATGCATACAATGTCAGTTTACGAACCTACTTTTAAAAGAACATCTATTGGTAGAGGTAGAGTTAAAACTTCAACTATGAATAAACATAAAAGAAGAAGTTGGAAGAAGTATCGTGGACAAGGATAATGGTAACAATATCACCTACACAAAGGTTTGCAAGTGTAACCAGAATACAAAGTGGATTTAGTGAAACATTTTCAAGGACAGTTACAGCAATACCTGGCCCAAACGAAGTAATAGTTTCTACATCTTTATCTTTAGATAGAGAGTTTCACAATTTTTTTTTAGAACCAGCAACAACTAATTCAATAGATAACATCATTACCGAAGATGGTGATAACATTGTTTTTAATAGAACCAATTTATCTGGTGCAGATGCTGGAGATAAATTACAATTAGAAGCTGCAATAGTTGATGCAAATGTATTACTAGAAGAAGGAACTCCAGTTAGTGATGAAGATGAGGTACGAGCAGATACAGATGTAATCTTATTAGAGGACACACTCGCAGATAGTGAACCAAATATTACAATTACAAATGGTAGTAGTAGTGCAACAACATCTGGTTTTTATAGTCGTAAGTTTTCTGACTTAGGACAATTTGTTATAAGAAATGAAAGTGATTTGTTTTCTGGTAGTTTTGATTTTACTGGTATGGATAATATGCCTTTGAATCATAATGATGATTCATTGGGTCATCAATTTACATTGTATAGTATGACACCAGATACTAGTGACCAACATAGATTTACATATAGTGTCACAGTATTATATTATGAAGAAATAGAAATATCAGAAACTGACCCCATAACTTCAACTACGACAACACACAAAGTAAGAAGTAGTTTAAAAACATTTTCTGCAACACTAGCTCACGCTGTGTTAAATGATTTATCTTTTATTGGTCAATTTCTAGATAATTATTTTGATGTTAATAGAATTGTGTTAGAATTTGATTTTGATTCAACTGGAATTGCAGAGGAATTCTTTTTATTATTAGAAGATGGAAGTTTTTTAATTAGGAATTAAGTATAAATAATCATAGGAAAATGATATGTCAATAGGATTAGCAGCAGGAGCAGCAACAGCAGGAGTTCAAGTAGGACTTGCTTGTAGAATTACAGATTTAGATGCTCTTCATTGTAGTATTCCAACTAGGATGCAAGGGTCACCAAATGTTTTTGTAGGAGGTTTGCCTTGGAGTTGTCAAGGACATTTAAATAAACCACATCTCTTACCTTGTATTAAAGGATGTTGTTTACATATGGCTCCAATAGCAAAAGGTTCTTCTACTGTATTTGTTAATGGTTTAGGTGCTGGAAGAGTAGGTGATGGTGTTGCTGGTTGTACAGTTGTTAAATTAGCTAAACAAGCAACTGTATTTGCTGGTGTTGGTGGTGCAGATGGTGGCGCTGGAGATGGGCCATCTGTTGACCCAGAGGCAGTTATAGATGATAGAATAAACGCAGTATTTGAAGGGACGGCCGCATAATGGCATTAACATCTGGAAATTTATTATTTGATGCACAAATAAATAATGAGAGACGAAGTAATCGTATCTTTAAGGATTTAAGTTTAAACTTTAATCAAAATCCAGTTACTAAAGACATTACTAAAGTTACAGATGTAGAGGCAATCAAAAGAAGTGTTAGAAATCTTATATCAATCAATCATTATGAAAAACCTTTTCATCCAGAGATAGGTTCTAATATTAGACAATCTTTATTTGAACCTTTAAACACATTAACTGCTGGAGTATTAACTCACAATATTACAAATGTTTTAGAAACACACGAACCAAGAATTCTATTACACAGAGTTGATTGCACACCAGACATAGACAGAAATGCTTACAATGTCAGATTAGATTTTTTTATTATTAATGCAACAACCGAACTAATATCATTTGAGTTTATACTAGAGAGAATAAGATAATGGCAAATAAAGAAAGATTAAGAATTACAGAATTAGACTTTGATGGTATCAAAAGTAATTTAAAAACATTCCTAAAAAATCAAACAGAATTTACAGACTACGACTTTGAAGGTTCTGGTATGAATGTCTTATTAGATGTTCTTGCATACAACACGCACTATCAAGCTATGAACGCAAACCTTATGGGTAATGAAATGTTTCTTGATACTGCACAACTTCGTTCTTCAGTTGTATCACACGCAAAACTATTAGGTTATAAAGTAAGAAGTTCACGAGCACCTAAAGCTATAATTAATGTAGAGATTAATGCAGTCACTGGTATATCAACTGCAACCATTCCAAAAGGTTTTTCTTTTCAATCATCTATTGATAATGTTCCTTACTTTTTTATTACAAATGAAGCAGTTACAAAATCTAGAGAAAATAATGTATTAAGATTTGAAGGATTAGAAATATTTGAAGGGACATTAATTACAACAAGATATACTGTTGATGCAGATAATGTTGACCAAAGGTATATTATACCAGATACAAAAGCAGATATATCAACTCTTAAAATAACTGTGCAAAACTCATCAACTGATTCTACTACTCAAACATATACAGAATCTGCTGACATAGTTCAAGCAACATCTACTTCTAATATATACTTTGTACAAGAGGTTGAAGACGGACAACACGAAATATTATTTGGTGATGGTGTAATAGGTAAAAAATTAACTGATGGTAATATAGTTGTTTTGGAATATATTGTCACTAACGAAACTTTAGCTAATGGTGCGAGTAATCTTACTGGTTCTTCACAGATTGGTGGTTCTACTGCATATACTGTTACAACAACATCTGCAGCTACTGGTGGTGCAACAAGAGAAACTATTGATAGTATTAAATTTAATGCACCTTTAGATTACTCTGCACAAAATAGAGCAGTTACAGTAAATGATTATAAAGTATTTGTTAGACAAGTGTTTCCAGATACTGCAGCTGTTTCAGTTTGGGGTGGTGAAGATAATGACCCACCAAAATATGGAATAGTATATATCTCTATTAAAACAAATGATGGAAATGTATTGACGACCTCCCAAAAAACCACAATACAAAATTCTTTAAAACCTTACAATGTTGCATCTATTAGAACAGAAATAGTTGACCCAGAAACTATTCAGATTAGATTGACTACTAATTTTAAATATAATTCTACAATTACCACAAAAACAGTTAATGATTTAGTAGCATTAGTAACAACAACTTTTACAACTTATAGTGCAAATACTTTAGAACAATTTAATTCACAATTTAGATTTTCAGATTTAATCGGACAAATAGATGATACTGATAGTTCAATAACTTCTAATGTAACTACTATTCAAATGTCTAAAAAAATAACCCCAACTCTTAACACTAACTCATCATACGAAGTAAATTTTGGTAACGCATTATATAATCCACATAGTGGTCACGAAGCTGTTGTATCATCAACTGGATTTAAAATAAGTGGTAATGATAATGAACTTTTTATTGATGACAAAGACGGTGCATTAAGAACTTATTATTTTGTTGGTACAACAAAGACTGTTGTAGATGCAAATTTTGGTACTGTTGATTATATTGCTGGTAAAGTATCTATACCTAGTGCAAACATAACAAGTATATCTAATGTTGATGGTGCAACATCTACACAAGTTAGAATAGTTGCAGTCCCATCATCTCCAGACATAATACCTTTGAGAAATAATATATTAGAAATAGATTTACCTAACTCAACTGTTACTGGAAAGGTAGATACTGCAACCTCAAGTTCTGGTTCATCTGTTGCGACAACATCATCTGCTGTTACAACTGCTGATACTTCTACATCTTATATTTCTACTGGAACTAGTTCTTCAAGTGGTTACTAATGTCTTCTACATTTGATAAAAAAATCTCACCCTTATTGCAAGAATTTGTTCCAGAGTTCTTAAAATCTGACCACCCAAAATTTGTAAAATTTTTAAAAGATTATTATAGGTATCTTGAGTGTGGACAACTTACAATATCTGGTGAAGTAAATTATGTATTACAAGAAACAACTTCTACCAATTATATTCTAAATGAAAAAGGTGATGAGAATGTTGTATTAGAAGATTCTGTTGCAAAGTTTACAGTTGGTGAAACAATCAAAGGTTTAACATCTAATGCAACTGCGACAGTTTTAATTGATGACTTTGATGACAATCAAGTATTATATATTACTTCACAAAATAAATTTGAAACCAATGAAGAGATTCAAGGTTTAACATCTAATGCACGAGCTACTATTACACAATTTCGTGCAAACCCAATACAAAACATTCAACAACTTTTAGATTATGCAGATGTAGATAATACAATATATGATTTTCTAACTAAATTTAGAGATTCATTTTTAGAAGGTATTAGTGAAACTGTTGCAACTGGTGTATCAAAAAGACAACTAATAAAAACAATCAAAGATTTATATACTTCTAAAGGTACTATTGACGGTCACAAATATTTCTTTAGATTATTATTTGATGAAGAAGCTGAAATAGTATTTCCAAGAGATAATATGTTAAGAGTTTCTGACGGTTTCTGGGACACAGAAATTGTAATGAAAGTCATAGAAACTGGTACATCAGACTTTGGTAATCTTTCAAATAAAGTTATAACTGGTAGAACATCTGGTGCGACTGCAAGAGTTACAACAGTTACTAAATTTACAGAGGGTGGTAAATCTTTTGCACAATTAAGAATCGCAGATAATTCTATCACTGGAACATTTCAGATAGGTGAAACTGTTTTTGGAACAGACCCTAATAATGATTTTGATATTTTTGCAGTAATACAAGAAATTGTTTCTGGTGTTGATATTAGTAGGTCTGGTCAGTATTATGAAATCAATGACCCAGTAACCGTTATAGGTGGTGATGGTTTTGCAGAGATGGTTGTTGCAGATGTATCAAAAGGTAGAATAGATGAAATTATAATTGATGATTCTGGTACTGGTTATACAAATGGAGCTCAACTACAATTTGATAATAGTGATACAGACGGAACTGGTGCAGAAGCAAATGTTGATATCGTAGGTGGTTCTATACAATTAGAAAATGCAACATCTGGTGATAACATTATCACTGATGAAAGAGAAAGTATTGTAGTTAATGATGTCGGTGATATAGAACAAGAAGATGCAACCTTTGAAAATATTAATATAGTTTTAAATAGAAGTGCAACTCCTCATGTTGATGCTGGTGATAATATAATTATTGAAACACCAGTTGACCCAGATAACTTTATTAAAAATAATATTCAAATAGAAGATGATTCCGATGGTGTCACTAATATAGTTTTTGATAGAACAGATGCAACTGGGTCAGATGCAAATTCAAAAATACTTACAGAAGATTCTGTTGTTACAAGTGCGATACAAACTGGTGTATTAGTTGGTGAAGAAACAAATTCATCTGAAAGATTTAGACAATCATTACCAGTAGATAACGATAACGATTTTATATTAGAAGATGAATTAGGAAACTTTAGATTATTAAGAGAAGAATCTGAACCAGAGTTCTTGATATTAGAACAAGATGCAACTGTTGACCATATTGTTCTTGACGGTACTAATGTAAATAGTGATGATGCAGACGATAATATAGTTCAAGAAAGTGATGGTGTTTCTAGAATCACAATGGAAATATCAGATAGTGATGATGTATTATTATTTGAAAACGAACAGTTTACTCAATTAGAAACTGCAACATTACCAACCCAAGAACAAGGTGAGATAACAAGAATAAGAATTACTAATGAGGGTAATGGTTATACAAAACTACCGACTATAACTGTATCTGGTGGTACTGGTGCAAAAATAATTGCAAAATCTACATCTGGTGTTGGTGGTGTAACAGAAGTTGGTATTAGAAATTTTGGTTCTGGTTATAAAAATGATTCTGTTTATCACATACTAGAAGATGCGACTGTTACTGGTGAAGCAATACCTGGCCAAAAAATATTATTAGAGAATGAGGGTGAGGGTGATGCAATCTTAAATGAAGAAACAGTTAGAGATAGTGTAAGATTTAATAAAACTGTATTAGTAAAAGATATCGTTGGAACATTTGTTGCAACAGAAGGATTAACATCATCTCAAGGTACGGTTGTATCTTTTGATAGTGGAAAACAAACTGTAAAAATAAACTCATTACATACACCAGAAGAGGGCGATTTAATTACAACTGGTACTGCAAGTGCAATAGTAGTTCAATGTTTGACTGCTGATGGTGAACTAACAACTGGTGCAACTGGTAGAACAACTGGTAACTTCATAGGTTCAAAAGGATTTGTATCTGAAGATACTATGAGAATCCAAGATTCATATTACTATCAAGATTTTTCATATGTTGTAAAAATAGGTGAATCAATTAATGAGTGGCGTGATAGTATTAGAACTGCAACACACCCTGCTGGATTTGCAGTATTCGGACAAGTTACTATTGCATCATTAGTCAATGCAAAACTTACAATACCTACTGGTTCTGAAATTTCTGGATATGTGGGTGATACCGAAACATTTACTCCAGAACTTGCATCTACACTTACAACTCTATTCACAACTGTATTTGGTCGTAGATTAGGAACAACAAGTGACGGAACAACTTTAAATCCAAATCCAGCTATTGGTTATCAAGAAAATACAAGTGGTGGTGGAACATTATTACCATCTGGTAAAAGAGAGGTAACATTATCAAGTTCTGTTTCTATTACTATGGGTGGTGCAACATCATCATCTTTTTCACCTTTCTTAGTTAACCTTGCGAAATATGGATTTATGCAAGAGGGATTTTTAAGTGATGATGAAAATGTAGATACATACTTTACCATTGACCAATTTAAAGATGTTAAAATAAATGAAGTATCTGTTACTGGTGGATTTAGTGATACTGATGAAGAGAACTTTGATTCCACGACAAGGTTCTTTGATGAAAGTAGAAACTTTATTCCACCATCTGCATTTACTACAAGAATTAATGTACCACCAAGAGGTGAGTTAAGAATTACTAAAACTGGAATGTTCCAAACATTTGATATGGACTTCAGAACATTTGATGATATTAGACAAACATTTGATGAAGATAATGCTGGTGGTAAGACAATAGATACATTGGGTCAAGACTTCTTAGACTTCTCTGAGACACATAAAACATTTGACTCAAATAGTGTTAAGTTTGATGTAGGTTTTGCTGGATTAACTAATCCACTAGACTTCTCACAAACACTATACAAATTTGATGATACACTAGGTGGTGATTATGCAAGATTTGATGCAGACTTTAGTGTTTCACAAACTGCAAACATAACAACTACATTTGATGCAAGTGTATTTAGATTTGATGCAACATTATCAGATATGGGATTAACTTTTGATAATACTGCAACTTAACCTTTATAAATAAAAGTAGAAAATAGGAGATATAGGAATGGCATATCAATCTATCGGACTTGGAAGTTCAGCGAATGATGGGACAGGCGATACCCTCAGAGCTGGAGGTGACAAGGTAAACGATAACTTTGTAGAACTGTACACATTATTAGGTACTGGTTCTGCTTTAACTTCTGGGATGAGTTCAACTGCAACCGTAGTTACATTAACAGCCCCAGTAATCGCTACAAGTTTAGACCTTAATGGTTCTGAACTAATATTAGATGTTGATGCAGATACTTCAATAACTGCTGATTCAGATGATACAATAGATTTCAAAATAGGTGGTGCTGATATATTTCAGATGACTGCAACTAAACTTGACCTTAATGGTAAAGAATTAGTTTTAGATGCAGATGCTGATACATCTATCACTGCTGACACAGATGATACTATTCACTTTAAAATAAATGGTGATGATGATATTATTTTTACAACTGGTGTTATTGATGTAAAGAATAGTGGTTCAAAATCACAAGTGAGATTATATTGTGAGAGTTCAAATGCACACTATGTTGCAATAGAATCTCCAGCTCACGCTGTGTACTCTGGTAATGTCACAGTTACTTTACCAAACAAAACATCAACACTTCAAGGTTCATCAACTGAAACCATAACTGGTGCTGGTGGCTCTAATGCACTAGATGATGATGTTGAAGTATCACTTTTAAATACAGCTAGTGGTACTGCATCACTAACTCTTTCTGCTGGTCGTTTTGTTGGTCAAAGAAAAATAATCATTATGACTGTTGCTGGTAACAATGCAACAATGACACAATCAAATGGTAACTTAAATTCCACCAATGTTTCAACAAGTATTTTATTTAATGCGATTGGTGAAAGTGTAGTATTAATTTACAACGGTTCAAACTGGAATGTAGTTTCAGTAAACGGTGCAACCATATCATAGGATAAATTATGGCTGTCTTTCAACTTCCAACTGATGGTATCGCAGACGGTGCCATCACAACTGCAAAGATTAATGCGTCAGTTAGTCTCGGTGCATCTGTAAATGTCATACTTGACGGAACAGATGGTGGAGGTTCAAATGCTGGTGATAATTTAATTCTTGATGGAACAGACAATTCTAGTTCTAATGCTGGTGATAAAGTTCAATATAATGATGTCCTAGATGCAAATGCCATTCCCCAAACTTTTGGACAATCAGCACAGTTTAGAGCAAACACTAAATTTTTAAATGAAACACTTACAATTCCTCAAGGAGTCAATGCAGTAGCAGTAGGGCCTCTTACGGTTACTTCTGGTAATACATTGACAATAGAGGGAGATGTTGTTATACTTTAGGTAGATTTTATGGGTACATTAAAAGTAGATAATATACAAAAAGAAGACGGAACTGCTATTCTTACTGATGGTGTTTTTAGTTCAAGTGTTAGTGGAGCAGGAATAGTTCTACAACAAATAACAGTTGCAGTTGCAAAAGCAACTTTTACTTCTTCAATACCAGATGATGATACAACTCCCACAGTTTCAGAAGGAACAGAAATTTACTCACAAGCAATAACACCGAGCTCTACTTCAAATAAAATTTTTATAACTGGTTCTATTGAGGGTTCAAGTTCTGCTGCTAATGGATGGGGAATAGCTGTTTTTAGAGATAGCACTTGTATATTAACTGTACACGATAGTAATGCTGAAGGTGGTGGTCAGCCTGACCAATGTAATATTAATGTTTTAGATTCACCTAGTTCAACATCAGCAGTAACATATTCAATTAGAGCTGGTTGTATGGCAGGGTCTTCAGCAATTTATGTACAAAGAAGAAGTTCAGAAAAATATAATGGAACAATGGCTTTAAATTCTGTAACTCTTCAAGAGATAAAAGGTTAGTAATATGAACATAGCAAAATTATTAGAATACTATTGGCCTGGTTGTTTATGGGAGTTAGTGGGTAATGACCAAACTGATTATAAAAATTTAACTTGGTTAGACAAATCAACAACGAAACCAACAGAATCAGAATTATTAGCAAAAAAAGATGAGGGTGAACTTCGTGAAGCATTAGATGAAATAAGACCAATAAGAAATAGACTTTTAAGAGAAAGTGATTGGACACAAATGCCAGACATAAGTGACTCTAGAATGGATAGTACAACTAAAGGTAAATGGCAAGTGTATAGAGAAGAACTGAGAGATTTAACAAAAGGATTAGATACTGTTGACAAAGTAAAAAAAGTTACTTGGCCAACAGAACCTAGTTAAGGAAAATAAAATGGGTACATTAAAAGTAAACAACTTACAAAAAAGAGATGGTACTGCACTTATCACAGATGGTGTTGCACAAAGTGGTTTACTGACTCCAGCAGCATTAAGAAGTGCTGGTGTGGGTATGATTAAACTTTTTGTTGGTAGTGGCACAGCTGCAGCTACTTTTGAAATAGATGAAACTTATATTAATTCTACTTATGACGATTACTTTGTAACTTTAAACGCAAGTCCAGCAACTGATACTCAACAATTAAGATTAAATTTTAATACTGGTGGTTCTCAAAACACAAATAGTTATTATGCTTATGAAACTTCGGTTGGTAGTAGTTCAACATATGGGTATCATCACACTGGTGCAGCTTATATACCTTTAGCATACCAATCAGTAGGAAATGCTACTGGAGAAAGTCAAACTAATTCTTTTCATCTTTTAAATGTTAACAGTTCAACACACGCTTGTCAACTTCACGGACACGCTTCTATGAATACAAATTCTGGTGACACACAATTTGGTTTTGTTAACGGTGGATTTATACTTGCACAAAGAGCATTAGTTGTAAACGGATTTACATTATATTTTGCTAGTGGAAATATTACAGTAAATAATATATCAGTATATGGGATAATAAAATAAAATGGGTACATTAACAGTAGATAATTTAAATACAAATACGATTATTGGTTCAGCTGCACCTTTAATAACAAGTGCAACTCCATCATTTTTTGCATATTTAAGTGCAAATCAAACATTGACTAATAATGCTCGTAATAAACTTTTATGCAATACTGAAGTTTATGATTCTGCTGGTCAATACGATAATTCATCAAATTATAGGTTTACACCACAAACTGCTGGTAAATATTATGTATTTGCAAATTGCGATATTGCTAGTGAGGGTCAAGGAACTGTAAATTGGATGTTAAATGAAATTTTTAAGAATGGAACATCAAGTAATTCAAGAGTATATGGTTATAGCGATTTAAGAAATAATGGTGGTAATGGTGGTAACATAATAGCTTCTGGTCTTTTTGATATGAATGGCTCTAGTGATTACATTGAGTTTTATTCATATCCAGGCTTAGCAAGTGGAACTCCCACAGCTTATGGTAATGCAACAACACCTCATACTTTTTTTGGAGCATTTAGAATAGGATAATATTATGGCATCTTTAAAAACAAAAATAGAAAAATATATGGGTAGAGAAGTAAACTTTCCTTTTGAAGTAACACTTCAAGATGATGGTAAAGGTGTATATATTGCTGAATGGAATATTGAAGAAAAAACTAAACCAACAGATACTCAACTTAAAGCTGTAGAATCTGATGCAGATAAAGAAGAAAAAAATCAAGTTGCAATAGATAGTAGAAAATCAGAATATGGTTCATTAGAATCACAGATAGAATATATTACAGAAAACGGTATTGACAAGTGGAAAGAGAAAGTTGATGCTATAAAAAAGAAATATCCAAAGGAATCGTAAATGGCATATATTGGAAAAGAACCTTCATTTGGTGCATTTGAAAAAGACATCTTTACTGGTGATGGTTCAACTACACAATTTACACTTACTCATGTAGTGGCATCTGCAACTTCAATCATAGTTTCTTTAGGTGGTGTTATTCAAGAGCCTGGTAGTGCATATGATATTGCAATGGTTAGTGGTTCTCAAAAAATTACATTTGCATCTGCACCAGCAAACTCTGTAAGATGTTTTGTTATTTATCTTGGTAGACAACAATTAGTAGCATCTAGAACTGCAACAGATACAACTCCAACAATAGACACTTTCACTGGTGATAATTCAACAACTGGATTTAGTTTATCAAGAGTTCCTGCTAATGCATCATCAACAGTAATTGCATTTGTAAATGGTGTGTTTCAAAAATATACAACCAACTTTTCAATATCTGGTTCAACAATAACTTTTACTTCTGCGCCAGGAACATCTGCTGTCATAGTAGTAGTTCACTTATCAACAACAAACGAAGTTAATTTAGGAACTGTAAGTGATGGTGGAATATCTACTGCAAAAATTCAAGATGATGCAGTAACAAACGCTAAAGCTGCATTTACTTATTCATCATCATATTTTACTGGTGATGGTTCTACAACTGCATTTACAGTTACAGCAGGACATACAGTTAACAGTGTTATCGTAACAGAGAATGGAATTGTTCAAAAACCAACTACCGATTATGGTGTGTCTGGTACAACTTTAACTTTTACAACTGCACCAGCAAATACAGTACAGATTGGTGTCAGATATTTAGTAGTATAGGATAATTAAATGACTACAAAAATTACTGGTGACAATATTACCGATGGTTCAGTTACAACAGATGATTTAAATGCAGCTGCAAAGTCAAGTGGTGCAACAGATGGTAATGCTTTTAATATCGGTGTATTAGGATTTAAGATTGCAGTCAATGAAGGTTTGACAATCTTTAATTTAGTTGATGGTAT